CTCGGGAATCGCGTCGCCGTACGGGTCGATCATCGTCACGAAGCGCGCACACGTGAAGCGATCAGGCCGGTCTGGACCGAGCGACATCACCGCCGGCTTGAGCAAGCGCAGAAGCCCGATCTTCAGCACGTGCGCGACGTCGTAGCGCTTGCCGATGTGGCCCATCGCTTCGTGGATCCCGTCGGTGACGTCCGGCAGGATCTGAAACTCGGCGACGAGGTGCTGCTCGCGCTCGCCGAGCCACTTGTCGCGTGGCTCCAACATCACGCCGTCTTCGTACGCGTGCAGCAGCTGATCATCGATCCCGATCGCCGCGTGCGTCGCCGGGCACTTCGTCACGAAGTTGATCAGCAGCTGGAACGGATCGAGGCCCGTCGTGAACACCAGCGTCGCTGGTATCCGGTTCAACCGATCGCTGACGAGCACGCTTCGATCGTACTACGGTTGCCACCGCCAGCGTCTGCCTCGGTGCGCAGCAGAACGATCGACGGCAGTGATCGGCCGGGCACCAGACTTGCGGTGTCACACGTCCTACCATCGATGTACTCATCGCAGACGCAGCTCTCGAAACGATGGCCGAACAACCAGCACAGCGGATTCAGCGTCGGCAGAACCGGTTCACGCATCTCGTACCACTGGTTGCACGCACCGTTCGCAGTTCATCGCTGGCGTATCACCGTGGAGCGCGCAGTGCTCGCAGAGTCGTCGCCTCACAACTTGACCCGACGACAGCGCGTACGTGACGCGGAAGACCTCACCCGCCCACGTGCAACGCTGGCAGCGGCCTCTCATCGCTTTGTTGCATCGTGATCGCCAGCATGACCGAGATCGAGCGTGCAGCGTCGCCGAGATCCACACGAGCAGGTGACGTACTCGCAACAGGCCGTCGCCAACGCGCCGTATTCGTCGATCGGCACCAGACGATGACCGGCGTGCGCCAAGAACCACACGGGATCGATGCGCCCATAGTGGCTGCTCAGCTCGACGTCGGCGTCCACCAGCAATGGAGCTAACGCAGCGATCGCGTCACGATGCTTGATCAGCGCCCACATCAGCTCATCTTGGTGGTTAGCGTCGGAGAAGTGCAACGTCGTGGCGCAATCAACGCACCGGATGTCCCAATCGCAGCTCATCGGATGATCACCTCGTTGGCGTCGCTGCGTTCTTGAGAAACTCGCGCGCAGCCTCCAACGCGGCGTTCACGTCGTGCCACGGCGGATTCTTCTTCCCTGTCTTTGCCTCGTTGTAGGTGATGTTATCGGCGCAGGCGATCACCTCCAACGTCTCGCCGTCTGGTCGAGGGCGATCAAGCGCACGGAACCTCATCCAAGCACCGAAGGACAATCCTTCGACGGTGATTTCCTTGATCTCAGGAACCCACACCACGCGCAACCTGACCTTGGCGTCTGCGATACGCCGCAGGTCTTTCTCGCCCAGCTTCGCAGGCGGTGATTCGATCTCGTACACGATCTCCTCTGGGATCACGTTCAGCCAGCGCTGGCCCTCGTGTCGTGTTCCCATCGTCGGGTACCACATGCGACGCGCGGCGTCGTAGTGCATGCCGCTGTTGCCAGGCCCAGTTTTCCAGACGCGCTTCTGCCCAGTGTCAAGCACGATGCAGTTGTGGCCGCAGCACAGATCGATGAGCCCGTCTTCACCGGACGGCAGAAACGATCCGTACGCCGTGCCATCAGGCCGGCAGACGATCGCTTCGAAGCCGTCGCCCTTGTAGTTCGGGATGTTCTTGATGATCCATTCACGGAACGCGTTCCAGTCGGCTGGTTTCTCGTTGCTCATCGGATGATCACCTCGTTGACGTCGCCACGACGATCGGCCTTCGAGTTGATCGATCGCCCACACCGCACGGTATCGATCGTGAAGCCGTCGTACAGCTCGCGGACGATCGGCGCGTCGCTGTTCGACAGCAGCACGTGGACGCCACGAGACACCAGGAGCCGCGCCGTGGTCGCCAAAGCGCGCTGATCGTCGAGCGAAAAGCCGTCCTGTGTGTAGCTCGTGAAGTCCGACGTCTCGGACACGGGCACGTAGGGTGGATCGAGGTACACGAAGTCGCCTGCCTTCGCGTTCTTGAGCGTGGTCGCAAAGCCGGCGTGCATGATCGTCGTGTTCGTGAGCGCTTTGCTGGTCACACGAAGCTGTTCTGGTGACGGTAGCGACAGCGTCTTGTAGCGGCCGATCGGCACGTTGAACTCGCCGCTCTTGTTGACGCGCCAGAGCCCGTTGAAGCAGCTTTTGTTGAGGTAGAGGTAGGTCGCGGCACGATACGCCGGGCTCCACACGCGGCGGTTCTCGGCGTTCCACGTCGCGCGCGTCGCGTAGTAGTGCCCAGAGCCGTGCTGCTCGCGGTGCTGTTCGGCGTACTTGATCACCATCTCGACGTCGTCGCGTAGCGCCAGGTAGAACGCGACGAGGTCGGCGTTGAGGTCGCCGATCACGGCGCGCTCGGGCTGCAGCCGGAAGAACAGTGCGCCGCCGCCGAAGAACGGCTCGAAGTAGCGACCGTACTTCGACGGCACGCGTGAGATCAGCTCGTCGAGGAGCCGCGTCTTGCCGCCAACTGTCTTGAGCACGGGCTTGATCACGAGTAGTGCTCCCCGTGCAGAATGGCGTCGACGAACTCGTCGCCACTCTTGGTACGGAACGCCTCGCACAACGGCTCGCGATGAACGATCTCACCGTTACCGTCCGCGTCGTCATCCCACTTCACGGCCAGCTCAGCACGGCAGAACGGGCAGTTTCCATGCACCCACCCGTCACCTCGCGGTGGGCCAACCATCTTCGGAGAATCTTCTCTGGTCAAGGAACCACCTTGACCTTGCGGCACTTCGCGAACGCGCACGTCCAATCGCCGTACACGTACGAGTTCCAGGCGACGTCGGCTCCGAGCATGATGAGGATGACGCCCACGAACATGACGAGCACGATCAGCTTGATCTTGCGCTGCTCGCGTCGGCACGCCTCGACGTTTTCGATGACGTCGTGGCGCTTGCCGCACTTCTCGCAAGTCCACGTCATGGCGGTGCTCCGTCGCCCTTCACCGCCATCGGATCGGGCAGGAACTTCTTGCCGAGCCACTGAGCCAACAAGTCGACCACCGACGAGCAGCTCGGGATCTCGGGATCCTTGGTGAAACCCGACGGCGCGAACCGCATGTGACGAAGCTTGGGCAGGATCTCGGTGAGCGGCACGCCGTGCTGCAGGAGCAGCGACATCAAGATGCCGATCACGTCGAGCGCGCCCGACGCGAGCGTTCCGATCTTGTCGCCCTTGATGAACACCTCACCGACGCGACCATCGTCGTAGAGCCCTGTGGTGAAGTAGAAGTGTAGGACGTCGATCGTGTCGTCCTTGTGCGTGTACGCGAGCCGGAACGCGCGCGTGATGCTCCTGCGTTCGGCCGGTAGGCGCTCACGCGTTGGGATCACGTTGCGCCTCGTGCACGCGCGAACGCGCGCAGCGTACTGATGTCGGGCTGCGGCTTTCTGGTCACGATGAAGAGGACGTCCTTGAATGACTTCGCGGTGAGGTGCGCGTACAGCTCCATGAGGCTGAGCCCGCCGCGTTCCGCAAGACGTTCGAGCGTCTGCTCGTGGACGTATTTGCAGCTCGTGCGAAACGGCTCGACGACGGACCAAGGAATGGACGTCAGTTCCATGTCGTCGAGGATCGGAAAACGACGATCGTCGGTCATCGAACGTGCCTCCAAGTCTGGCGCGTCACGATCTTGTAGATGCAAGGCGGATCTACTCCGTAGCTGTCAGCGATCGATTGAAACGTCTCGCCGGTCGTGCGACGAAGACGAATCTCGCGGACCTGTTCCTCGGTCAACTTCGACGAAGGGATGCGTTCTCCTCGATGCGTGCGCCCCTTGTTGACGGCATCGACCATGTTCATCTTGCGCGTGCCCGGCGATAGGTGCTGTAGGGCTACACACCGACGGTTGTCACAGGAGTGCATGACGTCGATGCTCGATGGCAGCCGTCCTAACACGCGCTGATACAGCCAGCGATGAGCACGAGCAGTCTTCTGCCCGCTGTAGCCAAATACGCCGTAGCCGTTTTCGGTAGCGCCGACCCACAAGATGCAGGAGCCCTCGACCTTGGTCTTCGACCAGAAACGCTCGATCACGGATCGCTTCGGCCACCGTGCTTTGAGCCCGGTGCGCTGTGCTTCAGTTAGACGTCGGCCCATGTCTTACCTACGCGAACCTCGACGGGGAACGGAATGCTGCGGCCGTCGCGCTCGTACTGTTGCGTGCAGTAGCGCGTGACGTCCTCGGCGAGCTTCGGTGCGTCGTCTTCCCAGCATTCGAACACGGCGGCGTCGTGAATCTGCGCGATCGCGAACGCCTCTTTGTACTCCGCTAGTACGACATCCATCCGCGCCATCGCGGTGTTCATGATCGAAGCGCCCGCGGCCTGGACGCCGAAGTTCATCGCCTCGGTCGCTTCGACCTGGCCCATCGGGAACGTACGGCGCCTACCGAGGAGGAAGTCGCGGATCTCGAAGGGCGGTCGGCTCGCCTCGGCGACGCTGTTACGCTGCCACGCAACGACACCGGGCATCCGGTGCATGAGCAACGCGACCGCCTTGGCAACATCGACGAGCTTGACGTTGTGGCCCGCCTTCAAGACCGTCTTCCAGAGCGTGTCCGTCGAGCCGCCGTAGAACGCGCCGTACTCGAAGTTCTTGGTGACGTCACGCGCCTGCTTCTGCTCGTACTTGGGGAGCGTGTCGAACATCGAGAACACGACGCGCGCGCACTCGGTGTGGATGTCGCGGCCCTCGGCGAACACCTGGCAGAGGAACGGATCACCTGAGATGAGCGCGATGATCCTGGCTTCGAGTTGGGCAAAGTCGAAGCCACAGAACACTCGGCCCTCAGGCGCGACGACCTGCTTGCGCAGGTTGGGCCGGATGCTCTTCTTGGTGCCGTCGTCGAGCTTCTTGAACTTCTCCTTGGGGACGTTCGAGACGACCGGCTCGCTCGATGCCCAGCGCCCGGTGATCTTGTGGATGACCCAGATCGGGTGCACGCGATCGTTCTCGTCGGCGTAGCCATGCTGGATCAGGCTCCCCGACGAGTCGAACCTGTCGAACATGAGCCAACAGAAGGTGGAAAAAAGTTTGTCGTTCTCGCGGAATGATAGGATGTCACGGACGACAGGAACGTTCGCGAGCGCTTCGAGGACGTCTTTCTTCGTCGAGATCTGACCGGTGGCGGTGACCTGATGGAGCGCGACCCCGAGGGCCTGCAAGAGCGCGGCGATGTGTTTGCCGGCGCCGATCTTCCACTTCCACTTGGTGTCGTAGCGGATCTCGCTGAGCCGTTGCTGGTAGCGGTCGTTGAGCACCTCGCTGTCGTTCTTGCGCCGCTTCTGCGCCTGCTGCAGTGCAAGGTAGTGGAGGAGCTTCTCGTGCAGCTTCGGATCGTCGGCGATGCTCTCGACGGCTCGACGCGCCTCCGCGACGTTCTTCGAGAAAGTCTGGAGCAGCTCGGTGTTCTCCCCACGACTTACGGGCATGCCAGCTAGGTGCATCTTCGACGCGATCTCGGCCATCTTCTTGTCGAGCGCGTAGATCTTCTCGGTCTTCGTGCGCTCGACCCAGAATTGCAGCTGCGGGCGAAGCGCGTGCGTCGCGCCCGTGTCCTTGGCGTTGTAGATCGTCAGGCTATCGGGCGTTTCTTCGGCGTTGCGAAACTCGCTGTTAGAGACGAGCCCATAGTTCGTGTAGAACAGCTTCGTGTCCTCGACGGACAAGCAGTACCTGTAATCGAACAACGCCGGCCTCTTCTCGTCCCTGATCACGCTGTCGACAGACACGACCGGAATACGATGTACGTCGTCACCTGGCTGAACTTCTCGGTAGACGTCGTCGTAGATCGTCTTGTAGCGGCATGACGGATGGATGTAGCCGCGAAGATCTTCGAGCATGTTCCGAGAGGCCGCTGCCGAGAGCTGACAGTAAGGTCCGGCGCTCCGATAGATGCTCGCCGCCCCGTAGCGCTCACGAATCCACTGCGCGAACAATTCGACGTCTTCGTCGAGAAAGCCGTTTGTAGCGAACCCGACGCCCACGTACGCTCCGTCTTGACGAAGCGTACCGTCATCCATGTACAACATGGCCAGCCCGCGCCGTCCGAGCACAGCTAGCGCCTCTGGCTTGATACGACGCCGCCAGTTCTCGTCGTACACGAGCTTGGCCAGCTTCATGTACTGGAAAGCCCACTTGGTCCCGTAGTGGAAGAACTCCGCGGCGTTGATCGTAGTGTCGTTGCTTTGACGAAGCGCCGCAGGTTCGGTCGCACACACGGTACCAAGCGGCAACGCAGCCACCTTGCAATCGCGTAGCCCTAGGTTAGTGTGGCCGCCACGAACGCTCGCACGTGTCGCATCCCACGGGCATTTGTGGAAAGCGCGACTGACAAACAACGACGAGTCGCCAAGCAACGTGCCGACGACCACCGAGATCTGATCCTCTGAGAACTCGGGCTCGTCGATCGCGATGTGATCATCGCCTGGTACAAGCTGCGCAGCTTCGACCAGCCCACGCTGCGTCATCACGCGGTGATCTGGCGTCACAACCAGACCACGCGTGTACTTCTTGTCGCAGCGTGTGGTTCGAATCGACACCCACTCCTGGCCAGGGACGTGAACCTCGTGCCACCCGATCACCCGCTTCGAAACGATCTGGCCGTTTTCGAGGGACAGTACCTCTGGAAGCCGCTTGCGCACGAAATCTCGAATGTTCGTGGTCGATCGATCAGGCAACAAGACCTCGACATCACGCCGCAAACACTTCCACGGCGCGGTCGCGAAGAACTGCGAGGCGACGACCTGCAGCCGGTGCGCGCAGCCGGGGAACGCCGCATGATGCGCGAGCAGCGTGTCTTCCCACGGCCCGTCGATCACGAAGCCGTTCGCAGCGAGCACCGTCCGATCGTAGATGCCGTTGTGGAACGTCTTGGTGACGCGCGGATGCGCGAGCACGAGCGCGACGAACACCTGCGCCCACGGCGGAATCTTGCCCCACAAGAGCGACACCGCGCGCTGCGTTGTCGCAAGACCGATCGCCTTGATCTTGGCGACGTAGGCCATCAGCGCGTGGTGGCGCTCGACGTCGTCGACGTAGGTCTCCAGGTCGAGCGCGATCTCGCCCTCGGCGATGCCCTCGTAGACGATGTCGCGCAGGAGCTGCCACGTGCGTTCCTCGTCGGAGATCTCAGTCTCGATGTTGACGGTCAGCCGAACGTCGTCGCCGCGCGCGAGCGCGTTGACCTTGCCGGCGTCGTAGACGAGGTTCACGAACGCCAAGTCCGGCGTGTGCGTTCCGCCGATCGTCGCGCCACCACCGCGCAGGAGCGCCGCCGGATGGATCGCCGGGATCAGCGGCCGGACGCCCGAGCCGTCGACGTCGACGTCGAAGCACGTGCCCATGATGTCGGTGATCTTGATCTTCTTGGGCTTGGGCGGCTTCTTGCGCTTTGGGTGCGCGGCCTCAAACTGCGCAGCCAGCTCGCGCTCCTTAGCGTTGTTCGCGTACTCGACGACCGCCTCACGATCGGCCGCGAGCTTCATCTGCGACATCTCGCGCTGCTCTTTGATCATCGTGTCGAGCTGCCTGATCGTCGGTCGCGGCGGACGTTTCCTGAACGGCTCCGACTTCGAGCGCTGTGTGTACTGCTCGATCAGCTGCTCGCGTCGTACTTTGATCTTGGCCTTGAGCCGGGCCTTGGCGATCTTGTCGATCGCCTTGACGCGGAGCCGGACCTCGCGCGCGAGCGCACGTGCCTCGGCACGCTGGCGTTCCTTCTGGCTGCGCTTCTTCGACTTGGGAACCGTCGGCGGGTCAACCGCGTCGAGCGTCGCCTGCGGGATGAGCGCGCGCGCGGCAACCGCACCGAGTGTGAGCACGGGAATGCCCGGCCACTGCGCCAGCTCGCGATCGAGCCGAGGCTTGCACGCCTTGGCGGCCAGCTCGCGCATGTGATCGGGCGAGCCGCGCGGCGGCTGGCAGTTGTGAACGACAGCGGCAGGCGTGATGAAGTTGTGCGTGCCCTCAACCTCAAGACAGTAGACCGCCGAACTTTCGCGCTTACGCCGAGGACTGACGCACGTGCTTTGCGCCACGTCGAAGAACGGCGTTGCCGGAATCGTGGCAAAGACAGCCGGATCAAACTGTCCGCGATCTTCTGGACGCAGCTTGTACGCCATGCTGGGTGGGACGAATCGAGCGATCGCTCGACTGAATTTCGCCGTCGCCTCAACGCCAAATCGAATGCGCCCGTTGCGAACCGTTGTATGAATGCCGTGCTTACGCTCCAGCACGGCGGCGGCTGCTCGAAGCTCGTCCTCGACGAATCCAACGCCACAAATTTCAGCATCTGGGCTACGCGGCGGCCGTTGTTTCATCGATCCGTCGTCGAGGTACCAGATCGCGAACGCGAGAAGCCCAGCGTCTTCGAGCAGCTTGATCGGAATGCGTTTGGTTCGTGCGAGGTAGAACTTGTCCTCGAAAGCGTGGCCCCAAGATCCAGCCTTAGTCCTGAACCCGTACTGGCGCTGCACTTGATTTTTCCCGGGCGCAGATTCAAACCAGCCGATGCCTAGCCCACCTAGCGCCGCGCCCTTTGCTTCGAGGTACTCGCGTTGATCCTCGGCATGTCGCACGATCAGCGAGCCACGGTGCAACATGCCGTCGCCGAGCAACGTTCCAACCGCGATATCAAGAGCGACGCCCGTAGGCGCAAGGTCGCCCGTCGCGATCAAACCACCAGACACGCCGGCTGCGGCTAGCCAGCCCTCCGGTGTCAAAATTGGGTGGTCTTCCGTCATGACGGTATGAACGCGTCCTGAGCCACCAGTGCGCTGAGCCCACCGAAACGAGACATCGTGCATCTCGCGCGGGCCGCGCTGGTTCCTGAACCAGCCGACCACACGACGAGCGACAACGCTGCCGTCTGGTGCAATCGACTGAATGAGCCCACCGTATCGTTGACTAACTAGTTGATCGATGCGTCTGAGCGACCCATCAGCCAGCCTTACGTTTGTAGCTCCATCGACGCACAACGTCGCGTTGCCGACGAAGATCTCGTTTCGCGGGCGACCGATCTTCGCGAGGATCTTGTCGACGACTTGGCCCGAGGGCCCGACGAACGGCCGGTTGAGCACGACCTCCGTCGAGCCAGGGCCCTCACCGACCAAGATCCACGCGGGATGCTCGGGATGCTCGGAGCACACTGGCCGGGCGGCGCGCCCGTTGATCGAAAACGGGCACTCGTCGCAGCGCGCCCCTTCGACGGTTCCTCGAAGAAGCGGCAGCGCAACCTGCGCGGTCGCGACCATCTAGGCGCGTTCTCGCTCTTCGGCCTTCGAGCTGGCGATGTGCTTGCCTAGCTCTTGGATCGCGGCGTGCCAGCAGCTGAGCGTCTCCCGGCCGCACGCGCAGACGATCTTGCCGTCGCGCCACTTGTGGAAGGTGTGCCGCTTCGACGGCATCACACGCCCGCGGTGGATTCGATCCTGCCTTCGATCTGGTCTCGCATCAGATCGACGTCGCCAACGAGCGAGCTACCAGGCCGCAGGTACGCGTAGAGCCGACGACCGAGATCGATCTTCAGGATGTGGCCGCGTTCGACCAGACGCGCGAGGTGGCGCTGCACGGCGCGTGACAGCGCGCTCTGGGTCGGCCCCGATCCGTAGTCGTCTTCGACGTCGCGTAGGATCGCGTCCAGATGCTTGGGATAGGTCTTCGACACGGCCTTGGCGATCGCGTGATCGAGAGCCTTGGGAGCTGGCCTCTGCCACGGCAGACGCTTGCTCTTCGACGGAGACCCATCATCGGGAGGCAGCCCATCACCGATGATCTCGTGAGAAAAATGCAGATCAATACGTTCGCAACGCTCGTCGCGGCACCACATTAGCCAGCCCCCTGGCGATCTCCTAGGAGATCATTGAATCGGTTTCGACCTGTTCGTGACGCCTCAGCACGACGTGCGAAGGCGCTCAGCCCTTCTAGCGAAACGTGATCGAATCGCGCAAGCTTTTTTCTCGTGAATCGTCTCGCAGGAGGTGATGGAAAAAAGTTTCTCCACAAACTATCCACAGCGCCTGTGGAGAAACGAATCCGAAAAAACGAAGAGCGCCTCGCGGCGCTCCTCGTGCATCACGTGTTGCCTGGACTACGCGCGGCGGGTCGCGCCAGCCGCGTTGCCGACGGCCTTGCCACGCGTCACCGGCGGCGGCGTCGCGGGCTCCTGCTGCGTCGGCTGATCGAGCGGGCGCTCGTTGACGACGTTGGCGAACACGCGCGGCGGCAGCGGCTCGCCGTCGGGCCCGGTCTTGAGCGTGCCGTCCGGGTTCTTCTGCGGCTGGCCCTCGTTGTGGACGATGCCGGCGCGGATGCGCGCGCCCATCACCGCCTCGGAGCTGATCTTGTTCAGCGGGCCCCCGCACGCCATCTGGAGCTTCTTCCAGCGGCCGAGCGCCTGCGGCTGCAGCGAGTAGTTGTTGATGACGCGCACGCCGAGGAACGGCCCCTCGACGCACTCGAAGGTCACCTCGATCTTCGGGTTGTTCGTCTTGCTCGTGGCCTGCACGACGTCGACGACGTCGAACACGTACTCGCCCGGAGGAAGCGCGGGCGGGGCTCCACCGTCTCCACCGAACTCTTGGACGGAGGAGAGGTCTTGGTCGATCTCGAACGGGACGTATGTCATGACAGTTGCCTTTCTCTTGTTTCAACGATCTGTTGAGGCTTCTCTTCTACCGAGGGGGTCCGACATTCGGCTTTCGCAGCGGCTGCACGACGACCGGCGGACGCTGCGCGACAGGAGCCGGCTGCACGACGGCGCCTGAGCCGTTCGCGAGGATCTTCGGCAAGTTCTTGCGGATCTCGTCGGCGTTGTACCCGAGCTTCTCGACGAGCATCTGGTAGTCGCCGACGAGCGGATCGGGCAGCTGGTTCGCACGACCGCCGAGGCGATTGCCGGCGACGTAGCCCATGTACTTCTTCGTCCGCATCTCGAAGACCGGCGGCAGCAGCACCTGGCCCTGCTTCTGCTGGTCGATGCGCGAGTGGAAGATGTAGTGCACGCCGGCCATGAACTTGTCGGCCTGCTGGCCCGGGATCATCGGTCCACCGACGGGGAACATGTCGTCGGGGTGCTTCGCGAGGCAGAGCCACACGACGTTCGTGCCCAGCATGTGCGTCTTCACGCGGAGGTCACGAAGGTGGCTTCCGAGATCGCCGTATGCCGCGCGCGTGTCCTTCTTCGCCTGCGCCATGAGCAGGAAGTTGAGGAACAGGTCGCAGTAGAACGTGAGGCTGTCGACGACGATCGTCCGCACACGGCCCGACGCGATGAGCGGCTCGGCCTTCGTACGCATCGTCACCATGTCGTCCATCTTGTTCAACGCCCACACGATGGGCTTGACGCCGGGCTCGAAGAACTGGTCGTCGCTCATGTTCGCGATCGAGTCCCAGCCGCCTTCCGTGTCGTCGGAAAAGAACAATGGCCTCGGGAACGTCGCAGCCCACGTCGTCTTGCCGCTTCTCGAATCGCCGTACGCGAGGTACGTATTCTTCGGCATCACGTTGGGCGGTTGGTCGAGATTGATCTCACGCATGGTTCCTCACGGGTTGACGGTGACGGCGCGCCACGAACAGAGCGGATTGCAGCAGTAGCCGCGCTTGCGCGGCGAGCGAACGATCTTGCCGCCGCACGACGGGCAGCGCTTCATCTTGCGACCGCGCTCGCCCGTCAGGTGCTCGCGATGGAGCGACAGGATCGTGCAGCTCTCGTCACGGCACGGCACGAACGACGGATCGATCTCCATCTCGCGCGTCGCCTGGAACCGCGGGTCGTTCAAGATGTCCTCGTCGACGAGGATCATCGAAGTCTCAACTTCTGGTGATGCGTAGACGGCGGCGGCCTCTTCTGCGTGTTGCTCCGCTTCTCGCACTCCTTGACGAGATCGCGGATGAGATCGATCGGATCGATCGTCGTGTCGGTGTTCGTGCCGTATCGCCAAAGAAAATCGCGAGCGTCTTGCACAACGGACATCACTCTTCTCCCGTGGCACAGTGGTCAAACCAGGAACAGCGCCCGTAGCGGCCGATGCAGCCGGTACGAGCGCGCGGAAACGAGCTGGTCGACTTCGACAGCTGGATGAGGCCATCCCAGCGCTTGAGATCGTCGAGGTGGCTGTCGATCTGCCACGACTCAGGCGCCACGAGCGTGCGGTGGAACTGCGGCTGCTTGTGCTTGCCGAGCAGGTTCACGATCACGCCCTGGAGCTTGCCGAAGCGCAAGTCGAGCCCGAGGCGCTTCCACAGCGCAACCTGGCCCAACACTTCGCCGTCGACCACCCAGCCGTCGAGCGTGTCCGCGTCGAACCGGCTGGCCGTCTTGTGCTCGATCACGTACGTGCCCGGCGGACGGCCCGCGATGCTCTCCTTGAAGAACGCGACGAGGTCGTAGCGACAGCTCTCGCCGGTGCGCGGATCACGAAGGTCGTACTCGATCGCGATCGGCAGGATGCTCTCGATCGAGTAGTAGACGCGGTAGGCCGAGAACACGCGCCATGCTTCGTCGACAAACGTCGGGTTCGCCTTGGCCTTGATGCGATCGTGGAGATCTTCGGGCGACAGCGGGTAGTCGGGCGCCGCCATCCTCGCGTAGTAGCTGGCGAGGAACACGTGCACGAGCGTTCCGATCGCGAGGCTCGGCGACTCGACGAGGATCGCCGGCTTGCGCTCCTTCACGTACTTCATCTGGTAGAGGTACGGGCAGCGCTGGTAGGTCGTGAACATCGACCAGCCCTTGCCGGATGAGACGCCACCGAGCCGACGCAGCTTCGCCTCGGCGAAGATCTCGTCGAGCACCTCGTCGACGAACGGGTACGTGTTGATCTCGATCTGCTGAGGCTCGTCGTGTGTGACGCCGTTGACCTGCTCGATGACGGCGACACCCCACGCATCGGTGGTTCGCACGTCGCAATCAGCGACCTCGGGATGCAACTGTCGCCCGTCGGGCAGCGGCGCTAGGTCAATGCCGCAGAGCAAACACACCGATCTGACCACGCGCCGACGGTACAACATGGGTACGACAATCATGCCGAAACGACGAACGGCGCCCTACCAGGCGCCGTCGGAGAACCACACGAACCGCCGCTACGGCACGTGCTCTCTAGATTTTCATGGTCACCCTCATGATGGTGTCGTTGGATGATTTTCAATCGGCGTTGTGATCCCCACAGCGGGTGGCGGGGTATCGCGATTCTATCAATGTCAGCCGAGAATGTCCGCGAGCAGCCGGTCCATGTCGGGTTCTTCGACGGGGCCGTTCAAGGCGACGTCCAGAGCCGCGATCGTTTCACCGGCCGCGCCGACGCCCAGTGGATCAGCGGCCGAAAGCTTCTTGGTCAGCGCCATGACGATGCGATGCTCGATCATGTGGTTGGCAACGACGTAGGTGATGTTCATCGGCCGCGTCGGCGCGTACGTGCGCATCTCGGCCTGCGCTAGGATCGCGGGCGTGTAATCGATCTCGACGAAGATCGCGAGGTGCGCGTGCGAGAAGTCGAGGCCGACTTGTGCGACCGCCATCGTGCACACGAGCGCGCCCGCTGGATGCGCGTTCCAGGCAGCGATCGCGGCGTCGCGCTTGTCACCGAGCACGTCGCCGGTCACCAGGAACGCGCGATTGCCGAGAGCGTGCGCGATCTCGGTCGCGAGATCGACATGCCACGTCCACACGACGACGGGCTCACCGCGATCGAGCATCGCCGTGGTCTGCTCGATCGCGATCGGGCCCTTCACGTGCGACAGCTTCTCGCGGTAGCTCGCGAGCAGCCCGATCGTCGTCGCCTTGGACTTGTCCGACAGGATCTCGGCGGCCATGAGGTCGAGCTTCCGCTGCGTGGCGTCGTCGAGATCGACGAGCGCGACGTTGCGCGAGATCGCCGGCAGATCGTCGACGACGTCGACCCAACGGCGGCGGATCATGACTTCGGAGAGCCGCTCGCGCAGCTCCTCTTCGTTGGAGATCCCAGTGTACTTGGTGCCGTATGCCGACGGGATCGGCGCGCCGTAGCGCTGCGCGAACTCGTGGTACCCGCCGAACGCGGCGGGCGCGACGAGCCCGAGCACGTTCCACAGGTTCGTTGGCATGTTCCAGATCGGTGTTCCGGTCGCGCAGATCACGCGCTGCGCGCGGCTCGCCAGGAACACCGCAGCTTTCGATCTTCGAGCGTGCTGATTGGTGAGCAGGTGCGCCTCGTCGAACACGAGCGTCCCGATCGGGCGCGCCGACTGCCACCACGGCAGGATGTCGTAGTGCCCGACCACGAGCTTTTTCTGAATGACCTTCGCGTCGAAGGTGTGCGTGGATAAGACGCCGATTTCCTCGCCCGGGAAAACTTTCCTCAGCCAGCCAATCCAAACAGGCCGAACCATCGCCGGGCAGATCACCACAAATGGCCCGGTGCTCGGATCGTGGCTCATGATCGTCGACAGAGTTTTGCCCACCCTCTGTTCGTCACCGAGCAACGTCCCACGACGTCGCGTGATGAAGTCGACGGCGGCATGCTGGACGTTGCGCAGCTGAAAGCCGCGATCGTGCGTCGCGCGGTCACGGGCGACCCAGTCCGTTGGGCCGAGCGCGAGCGCGGCACGCGCCTGCGGATCATCGAGCAGTGGCAGGTGGCTGCGATGGATCTCCCAACGGCTGCCGCCACCGTACCGCGTGCCGAGAAACTTGAGCCCAGGCACGTTGCTGAGCGACGTGATCGTGTCGCCGTCGGTGACGAACCAGTCGGCCCGGGACGCACGATCGAACACGAGGCTACTCTAGTCGATGGGTCCGACAAGCGACGGATGTCGTACCGAGCGCGTAGCATCGTCGCCCCCATGCCTCTGTCGCCAGACCTGTGCGCGCTCCATCGAATGCGCGCACAGCGGGCGATGAACCGGGTGTACGCGAACGCCGAGCGCAAGTACCAGGGCGTCTTCAACTACATCCTCGAAGTGGAGACGGAGTCGGGCTCGTGCTTCATGAAGTCGGGTGGGCAGCTCTACATGTTCATCGGGTTGACGCGGCAGATCTTTCAGCTGCCGTACCCGAAGGCCGGTGAAGCGATCGCGTCGTACCTGCACGGGATGTACGGCGTGTCGCTGTCGAGCCTGATGGGTCGCGCGATCTACATGCACCTGCACAACCACGCGTTCAACACGGCGACGAAGATCGAGCTACGCAGGTTCGCCGTCTACGACACGACATCGATGACGACGTACTTGTCGACGTACGACGGCCGCATGTGGCGAATCGACGGCGGCACACCCGAGCGCGCGACCAACGGCGACGACGACGTGTTCTTCGCCGACGACGACGGCGGCGTACACGTGATGCCCGACATCGGGCCACACGGCATCTTGCTCGATCGCTTGGTCAACCTGAACTACACCGTCGGGATCGGTGGCATCACGCCCGAGCAGCAGCGTATGGCGCTCACGGTGTGGCTGTTCGCGCTCGCGTTTCCTGATCTCATCCCGACCAAGCCGCTCTTGATGGTCGAAGGAATACCCGGTTCGGGAAAATCTGCGGCCATGCAGCTCATCCAGCTCGCGCTTCAGGGCGTGAGCGAGCCGATGATCTTGTCACGCAACAAAGAAGACGACTTCGGCGTGATGCTCCTACGCGCGCCGATCGCGATCTTCGACAACACCGACAGCTACATCGATTGGGTGCCCGACGCGATCTGCGCGTACACGACACAAGGCTTCTGGAAGAAGCGGAAGCTCTACACCAACGACGACGAGCACACGATCCGTCCACACGCGTTCGTCGCTGTCGCATCGAAGAACCCGGCTAGCTTCCGTCGTGAAGACGTCGTCGATCGGCAGATCATCATCCGGCTAGAGCGCCGCGACAACTTCGCGCCATTCGAGACGTTGAAGAGCGAGGTCTTGCAGCAGCGATCTCAGCTCCTCGGCGAGTACATCTGGTACGTCAACGAGATCGTCGAACACCTGCGAGTCGCCAATGCCGACGCGCAGGCGAACGAGACAACGCGCATGGCGGACTTCGCTAGGTTCACGCGCACCGTCGGTGCGATCCTACACTGGAGTAACGACGACATCACGGACCTCCTCACCGCGCTGGCGAGCGAGCGCGACGCGTTCGTCTGCGAAGAAGATCCGCTCGTCGAGCTGCTCCACAAGTGGATCGTCTACCGAGCACGCGGCTACTGCTCGATCGGCCGCGAGGTCACGCTGTTCGAGCTGTACAACGAGGTCAAGTTCATCGCCGATGCCGACGGCGCCGTGTTCTACAAGAGCGCGCGTCAGCTCGCGCAGAAGGTCCGCTTGCCGCACGTCTTGCGCGAGTTCGACGTCGAGATCAACATTCGCGATCGCCAGAAAACCTACAAGTTCTGGCGCAAGACCGACCCACACCTGACGCCGCTCGATGGCGGCGTCGCTGGAGAACAAGCATGATGCGTGACAACGGAACTCCAACGAA